GGTTGAAGATTTGGAACTTCAACCTGTTCGCTTTTCCGACGATGGGAACTGGTGGGAGGGCACATGCCTCGTACGATTGTTGACAATCCCGTAAAGGTTCTTTTCTACGACCTTGAAACAGCCCCGAACTTGGCATATGTGTGGGGGCATTATGAGCAAAACGTGATCGCCCACGACCGGGAATGGTACATCCTGTGTGTGTCATATCGTTGGGAACACGAAAAGAAAACTCATGTTTGTGCGATGACGGATTACGCGGCTGCGTACAAGAAGGACCCTGAAAACGATTACCATGTTGTGAAGCAACTATGGGAGTTGTTGAACGAAGCTGACATTGTGGTAGCCCACAACGGCGATAAGTTCGATATGCGTAAAGCGAACGCTCGTTTCGTGAAACACGGGTTGGGGCCGATAGCGGTACCGAAATCTGTGGACACGTTGAAGGTTGCTCGCCGTCACTTCATGTTTAACTCCAACAAGTTGGGGGACTTGGGTAAGCACCTTGACTTGGGGGTGAAGGAAGAAACGGGTGGGTTCAAAACGTGGGCTGGTTGTATGCGTGGCGATGAGAAATCGTGGCGAAGGATGATCAAGTATGCGCGTCAAGATGTTGACTTGTTGATGAAAGTTTATTACAAGATACGTCCTTGGATGCCGAACCATCCGAACCGCAACGTTTACTCCCAAACAAACAACTGCCCCACCTGCGGGTCTACCGACCTGATCCGCAAAGGCACACGAAGCACCCAGGTATCGGTGTACCAGCGTTGGCAGTGCATGGGGTGCAACGCGTGGTCGCGTTCACGGCTCGCTGAACCCGTGGAAAAACCAAGTATCGTCCCTTAACCGTGCTATAGTGGTGGAATGAATCATGCTAAAGATATGGGCGAACGTGCCCTCGCAACATTTGTTCAAGCGTTTCTGGCTTCGCTGTCAGTGGCTTCACTCGTTGATACTGGGATGTCCGGTTTCGACTCAGCACTCCTCGCGGGTGCCGCCGCCGTTCTCTCACTCATCAAAGGGTGGGCAGCGCAAGCTGTCGGTGACCCCAACTCGGCATCGTTAATCCGGGGCTAAAAATATTAAGGGTTGACAAACCCTGACAGGTCGTGTACCGTCCTGAGTAAGTAGTAGAGCCAACAAATAGTTGGATAACCGAAAAGGAGATAGTTGTGAGCGACCAAGAAGGCATCATTGCCTCGACAGTAGGAGCGTACCTGCGTTTAGAGCAGGAACGAAACGGTGACAAACCAACAGCGACAGGTACGTTGCTGCGTGGTTCGGAATCATACAACTGTGCTAGGAAGATAGCGTTCCGTGCAGCCGGTGTTCCGAAGGCCCATGAGTTTACGGATCAAACGTTGCTGGCTTTCAAACTTGGCAACACGTTGCATGAGTTGTTGCAGGATGCGATGGCAGCATTGTGGTCTGAGTTTGAAGCTGAAGCGATTGTGGATTTGACTCCGTTGGGTTTCGATATGTCGGGTCACGCTGACGGTGTGTACTCTATTGGGTCTGACAAACTTGTGTTGGAGATCAAAACGAAATCTTCGTTTGGTTTCAAGTTGGCTAAGAAAGCTGATCATCCCGACGAAGGGGAACTTGTTCAAGCAGCAATGTACGCTCTTGGTTTGGGGGCGCAGGCTGTGCATCTTGTGTATCTTGCTAAAGAAGGTGCGTACCGTGACGGTGTGAAACCCGGTGAGTTACTTGAGTGGCGTTACCGTTTGACCGACGATTTTGAAGGTTTGGGTACGGTCGAGGAACTTGCCACTAATGAACTGTGGCGGCAGCAGCAGATCGCCGACCAGGTGAGGGCCGGTGTTGTCCCCGAAAGGTTTCAACCCGGTTTTGGTGTTGTGGATTCTCCGCCACCGTATGAGGGGAAAGGCCAACCGTGGAACTGTCGTTACTGTAACTTCCGTAATCATTGTGCTGCGTTGCCGTCTGGCGAAACCCCTGTGTCTATGTCTAATCCGTTTATACAATCCAACTGGCTTAAGGAGTCGGAATGAAAGATCATCAACAAGCGTTGCAGGAACTCGCTGCGTATTTCCCTAAAGAATCTGAGTCGAAGCTTAAGAAAGGCGGGGCTTCGTTAACGTACATCCCTGTCGGCGAGGTGATTGCTCGCGCCAACGAGGTGCTTGGTTTCGGCTGGTCATTTGAGGTGGTTGATACCCATCTCGATGGCGAGTGGATCACAGCTCATGTCCGGTTGCATGTTTCGGGTACCAGCGAGGAAGGGCATTATTCTTCTACTCGCGACGGGTTCGGCGGCCAAAAGATTAAGTACACGAAAGCCGGTTCGATTGTTGATTTGGGTGACGAGTTTAAGGGTGCGGTCTCAGACGCTTTGAAAAAGGCGTTCCAATCGTTCGGTGTCGCCTTGTATTTGGCTCGCGACGAATCGTTAGACAGCACATTCGAAAAGGCAGCAGGGGCAAAGGATGACGGACACACCGCCGCCCCTTCCGGCGGTGACATTACCGCCCCTGCTGCCGTATCTCCCGAAGACAATGAGCTTCAGGAAGCCCGCAAAAAACTAGCGGCCCGTGCTAAAAGCATGGACATAAACGCTAAAGAGTTGCGGAAAATAGCCTCAGAAGTACTGGGGAAAACAATAGAGAAAGCATCCGACTTGGAAACTTTCTTTGATACCGAAGCCGTCGAAGCACGGTTAGATGAGTTACAAAACATCCTCAAGGAGGCTGATAGCAAATGATTACTATAAGTGGACACGGGAACCTAGTAGCAGACCCAGAGGTGCGTTACACGGGTTCAGGCAAGGCGGTCGCAACGTTGCGGGTCGCTGCGTTCAACGGCAAAGACCAGGCGGGCGAAGCGAAATCTTTGTTCATTGACTTGGAAGCGTGGGAAACTCTCGCTGAGAACTGTGAAAAGTCTTTACATAAGGGCGACCGGGTTACTTTCACTGGCACGTTGCGGGAAGACGAGTGGCAAAACAAGGAAGGCGAGACTCGCAAAAAGTCGAAGATCGCTTTGAAAGACATCGGCCCTGCTTTGATGTGGGCTACTGCTTCTGTTTCTAAAGCTGATCGTCGTGGCGAGGATGATACTCGTCGTTCTCGCCGTGAAGATTCTCGCCGTGAAACAGCGCAGGCTGTTGAAGAAGACCCGTTTTAACCAACCAACTATAGAAGGAGAGTAGTTATGACTGAGGAAGAAACTCAACAAATATGGGAAGATGAGCGTGAAAACGCTATCGACACTCACCTTGACCGTGTGATCGAGGTGTCGCGGATCGCTGCTAAAAGGCTGCTTGAACTACAGGCGGTAGGCCCGATTACTTTCGGGGAAACCGGAGGCTTGGAGTTGGATCAAGAACTCTTTGATCAGTTGATGGTGTACGTTTTGACACAAGCAAGGGCCACGCTTGTTGATTCGAACTTTGATGGGGTGGCGCATGAGGTGTACCGTCGCTTCCACCATCTCGACGCTCGCGAAAAGGCTGCCCTCCGTGGCTAACGATGAGAGGGCAGACGCTATTGATGCCCATTTGCAGTCGGCGGCTGGTTTAGCGGGACTACTTTCTGAGGAACTTGGAAAGCACGGAGCGGTAGTGCTACCCGAAGACCTTTTGTTGCGGCTGGTTTACACCACTGCTTTGACACGGGTTGTTTTGTCTTTCGATGATGACACCAGGGTGGCGGTGGATGCGTTCCACGCTTACCACGACCTTAGGGATGCATCAGATGGCTAACCCCTCGAAGCAGAAGGGTACCCGCTTTGAACGGCAGGTCGCTGATTATCTGAATGAACGATTGCCGTACACTGTGGATCGCATGCCTCTTCATGGGGCGTTAGATAAGGGCGACATTAGTGGTGTCCCTGGTTGGGCGTTGGAGTGCAAAAATGTTAAAGAGTGGTCGTCTAAGTTGTCGAAGTTTGTTCGCGAAGCTGAAGTTGAGGCTGGCAATCTTGGTGTGCCTTACGGTGTTGCTGTGGTTTCGGCTCGCGGTAAGGCTGTGGACGATTCGTATGTTGTAATGTCTTTGCGGCAGTTCGCTGCAATGTTGAATAAAGGAGAGAAAGAGTGAACAAGTTACCGTTTCAAACCCATTCGTTAACCTCATACGAGGCAGCATTAGCGATGGCAGGATCATCCACAAGCCTTAAAGCGAAAGTCATGGAATGGCTAATCGTTCACGGCCCCGCCACAGATAAACAAATGCAAGAAGGGCTAAACATGGGAGGCTCTACGCAACGCCCCCGTCGTGTAGAGTTGTTTCAAGCGGGACTCATTCAAGAGGTGGATAAAGTCAAGCAAACAAACGGTCGGCGGGCAACTAGATGGGGTGTGGCGTAAATGTTTAGAACTATAAGGCAAGCGTTCTGGTCAAAATACCGGTTGCTGCAAGAACTAAAAACAACTGAGAAACAAAACTTCGAGTTGATGGCCGAAGCCCACCAGTATTCGTTGATGTGGGAACAGTTCGAATCAGTCCAGGATGATTTAATGGGGGAAGTCAAAAAGATGCGTAGAAAACTTAAAGCCCAAAAAATAATGTTGGAAGCTTTAGGGCAGATCGAAGAATCAAAACATGAGAGTGGCTGCCGTGACTGATGTAGAACTGTTCGGCCAAGATGCCCGCTATTCGGTTGTTGATGGTCAGGCTGCCCGTATTTTTCAGGCGTGGCGGGCCACTATTTATTGTAAACCGATACAGCCCGGTGACCGTATGCGTAAACTTGTTGAGGCGCGTATCGTTGAAGCGTTAGAAATGGGGTACACCTATCAGGTCATTGGTCGCGCGTTGGAGTCGGCTTGGAACTTTCGCAAACCGAAGCCTGATGGTACTTCGGCGTGGCAGGTAGCATTAGCCAAAGAGTTACGGGCAGAGGCTAAACTGGTTCCGAAGTTAACTGAAACTCAACTAGCGATCCAGCGGGTACGGCAACATGACACGGAAAATAACGGGGTTACCTGAATGGAGACTCGAAGCGGCCTGTTCGGGGCAACCTACAGAGTTTTTTTTCGAGGAGCGTTACGAAGAGTTGGCGAAAGAGTTTTGCACTGGTTGCCCGGTGAAGCGTCGCTGTTACGGTTGGGCGCAGCAACAGATTCAACGAGGGAACCTGGTTTACGGGATATGGGGTGGCCGGACTTGGTCTGTGTGGGTGGACGATGATTGAGGATTGCGCCTTTTTTGTTAAAGCCACCCGCGATCCGAAACATGGGCCTCTGGTTACTGTTCGCATCGAATACGACGAGGGCTTGGAGTCTGCTTGGTCGTTTCCTCCTGAGGTCGCTATCGACATGGCGCGGCAGCTTATGAGGGCTTCGTTGGATGCTCAAAGAGTATGAAACAATGGTTGGCTTTAGTCGTTGGGGTTGCATTGCTTTGCTTGGTTGGTCTACTATGGGGTGACCCTGTTGGAGGGTCTACGGTTTTTATCAAATAAGGAGAAACAATGAAAGAGGCGTTGGATACAGATTTTTTTAGGGAAGCTAGTTGTGTCGGGATGGACCCTGACATTTTTTTCCCTGAAGCGGGGGGTTCCCCTGTGGCTCGCAAAGTGTGCGGTGGTTGCCCTGTTCAGCAGGAGTGTTTAACTTGGGCGTTGAACGCTGGCGAGGAGTTGGGGTTTTGGGGTGGCGTGTCTGCTTCTCGTCGTAAAACTTTGCTGGCGACTAGCCGGGTCGAGGATTGGGTTCCTCATGTTTGTGTCCGGTGTTCTGGTTTGTTTATTCCGATCATGTTGGGGCAGGCGAAGTGTCATGCTTTTTGCGGGAGGGTTTCTCATGGGACTCACTAGGGAAGAGTATTTGCGTCGCGAAGAAAAGGCAGGCAGGGTGGGGCGACGGGCAATGAAAGCGGGGAAACCTGTCTACGGGGAAAACCGTAAAGGTGACCGCACCGTAATAGTTAGAGGCAGTCGGGGTTATGTTGGCGCGAGGACACCGAACCACGGGACACGTTCGGAGTATGTTCACGGCTGCCGCTGCATCGAATGCCGGGCAGCTCAGGCCGCGTACGATCAGCAACGTTACCGTTTGAAGCAGTCTCCGGAGTTGATTAAAGAGTACGAAGCGTCGCCGTTGTCGAAAGAGTTAACGTTGGGCCAGTATAAGAGGCGCATGATGACCGGAGAATACCGGAAACCTGCCCATAAAGTAGACACCCATTTGACACACGGAACGTATTCGTGTTACCGTAACGGTAAGTGCCGGTGCGATGATTGCCGCCACGCTGCGTCGTCGTACAGGAAACGGTGGCGAGCCAACAAAGAAGACCAGAAATGGAGAGAGGGAGATCAATGGTTATAAGGAAAGAGTACGGGAGTTTTAAGGAGTTGAACGACACGGTTTCGTTGGGCGAGTTTAAGAAACTACGCGCCGAAGGTGACCGCGAATATGCCGAAAAGAAAAACCGTGCAAAGCAGGCCGTTGTTAAGAAAGCGGATCACGGGACGGAGTTGCGGTGGCTCGATGGTTGCCGTTGCGTGTCGTGCGGGAAGACCCGTAGGAATGCTCGGAGTCAACGGTTGGCGAAGGAGAAACGTAATGGTTGAAGGATTATCTGACCGTTGGTACGATGCCCCAGACGAAGACGAATGCGAATGTGGCCTCGGAGGGGATGATTGTGAGTGTTTGTCTGAAGAAGATTGGGCTGAGATCGCTGCCGATATAAAGTTATCTGAGCTACGAGATGAAGGATACTAATGAATGTTGAAACTAGGGAGTCTTTGCACAGGGTACGGCGGGTTAGACATGGCGGTCGCCGCTCGTTTGGACCCAGCATGACCCCGTTCCTAGTCGTAATAGAAAGCAAAGGGAAAAGGTACTCCGAATACTTGGAACACGCCGACAACTGGTCCGACGCATGGAACCAGGCATGCACCCAATGGGGGTTGGGGCGCGAAGAAACTAAACTCGTTATGGCGAAACCCTTTTACATAGCAGCAGAAGGAGAAGCCTGCAATGACTAACGAAGAAGCAGACCGTATCTTGTTCGGCATGTCTAGTGTGTGGCCGCAATCCAAAATCTTGGATGCAACAATAATGTCTTGGCATCAACGCTTGTCGGCGATGGATTACGAACTAACCCGTAAAGCAATGGATCGGTTAGCCGCGACGGAAGAATGGTGGCCTGCTATGTCTACGGTGGTAGCTGAGGTCGCAGCGTTGAAACGGGCAGCAGAACCAATGTATAAGGCGTTGCCGCCATCAGGGAATCCCGTGTCGAAAGAAAAACTATTAGCAGACATAGCGAAACTGCGCGACACCGTGCTAAAGTGATTCAAGGCGGCGAGGTCTTACTCTTTCTTCCTCGCCGCCACTAAACTACAGAACCCCTCGCTGGTTATCTCCTTCCGGCGGGGGGTTCTCTGTTTGTGTCAGGTGTCTGTTTCTTGGTTCGTGTCAGGTGTCTGTTTCGTTGTTTTTGGGGGGAAACTTTTCCTGGTTTTTTGCTGGCCTGCTTTAGGCATAGAAAAGCCCCGCCCTACCTTTACGGCGGGGCGGGGCTTGACCTTTACCGGCTTTATTCTTCGAGCGACCCGGCCGGGATGCCCAGCGGGTGACATTCCGGACAGGTCGCCCGGCAGGTTTGGCAATCACTGATGAAGTTCCCGCAACCCTTCCCCTGGCATAGCGCGAGCTTGTCGCCGTAAAAATGGCGGCAGGTATAAACCTTTTCGCCGGGGTGTAGTCGGTTTTCTTTCATTTCTTTACCTTTCCTCTCTGTACTTGTCGGGGTCTAACATCCCGTTAGGATCATCGACCGGGCGGGACGCTAAAGCTAGGGACACGATCCCGATAGCCCACCCTAAAGCGTGGACAAGCTTGTCCTGCATCACTCCGCCGCCTGGTAATCGGATAACACGCGGACAGCTGTCCGGAGTTGTTCGTAAACCTCGCGACGTGTACCCCGCATCGATACATCAGAACAGCCGCCGCCGCTGTTTACTATCTGCTCTATCCGACAGCCGCCGTATGCCATGCCTAGGCAATACGTCCCGGTATTCCATACATACGCCCCGTTAACCTCTTCGAACGGGGTTTCTTTATGACCGGTTAAAGCGTTTAACACTTTTAGCTGCCGCTTTAGGTCCTTTTCTGTGATTCTGTCCACGTTGCTTTTCTCTTTTCTTTAGTCAATCGGTACCAGGTTGGCACCCTAAAAGCCTGCCACCAAAACGGCGGCAGGCTAAAAGGCTGCTAACCCCGGTAGACAGGCACGGCGGTATCTGCCGCCAGGGTAAGAGTGCGCCATGTTGCATGGACCACTACCGCCCCGCTTTTCGTTAGTTCGATGTCACCAACCACCCCGTAACGGGGTAGCTCGTCACCCTCGGCTAGATCATCGGCTGCCACTTTTACTATTCGCATAGCTTCTCTTTTCTTTAGAGCTGCGAGGCTACTTACCCCGCCCCGTCATTATTCCACACTTTTACCCACCCCGTCAAGTATTACGCCCAAAAACTTTCACCGCCTGGTTAGTGTCTGATCACGGTAGTTAGTGTCTGATCATGGTAGTTAGTGTCTGATCATGGTAGTTAGTGGGATGATCGGCCCCGGCTGCTTTTCGTAGGGTAAAGGTACCACCAACCACTACCCCGGCGGGGCTTAGGATCGACCTACGGGGCCGCTTTTACCCCTTAAACGCTTAAAAGCCTGCCAACCATAACGGTAGGCAGGCTTTTAAGTAAAGCTTTTATAAGTAGGATTAAAGGCGTTAGCTAATCCGGACTGGCATTAAAAGGTACACGGGCCGGGGCATCCCGTCCGGGGTATCGTTAGGATCATGGCTTACCGTTAGCGTGGCAGGCTTTAAGTGATCAACGGCCCCAAAGATTACCGGTAAATCCTTATCGCCATAACTTCGATGGATAATGGTAGCCCACTTAGCACTATCGGCTAAGTACTTAGGATTAAACCCTACGCCCTTAGAACCGGTGTCCAGGCCACCCCAAAAAGTACCCTCCTTAGGTAAAAGGTTAGGGTAGTTAGGGAACTCGCCTTCTATTACCGCTAAACGGTAGTGGAGTTCTGACGGGGTCGGGTATTCCTGCCCCCCGCCGGTTACCGTGGCTACCACTACCGCCGGCCCTGCCGCGCTAGGTGTAACGGTCAACGAAACCACCCCTCTTTTCATGCCTTTAAGCATGGTAGATAGTTGCTTTAAGCTATCGGTAGCAATGTTGACCGGCTCGAATACCGCCGGAGACAATACCGGCATGGTAATCACGCTTAACCGGTAGCTATCGGTTGACACTAGTTCGATCCATTCACCCCGGTTAACGATCAGAACCCCGGTCAGTATGGGCCGCGTGTAGTCTTTACTAGCGGCAATAAGGGCCGCATCGATACACGCTTTAAAGCGCATAGCGTCAAGCTCTACTGTCAGTGTTTCTAAAGTACCGGGGCTTATTCCCTCGGCCTTTTCTGTAGTTTCTGTAGTCACTGTTCTTTTCTCTTTTCTTTAAGGTAAGCCGGATAGCTTACCCCGTCATTATTCCACACCTAGACCTAGCTGTCAAGCTTTACAGAAGAAAAGCTTTTATAAACAAGCCGCACCTGTTACCGCTACGCAATCATTAAACAGTTGCCAACCACCTAACAACCACACCACCACCACTACCCCTGTCACGATTAAAGCACCACACACCCTGCGGTAATCTCCACTAGTTAACATAACTAAACTCTTTTCTCTAAAGGTAAGCCGGATAGCTTACGCTTAAAGTATCCCACACCTAGACCTAACTTGTCAAGCACCACCACCACCCAGGCAACACACACACACCACCACCACCCAGGCAACAATAAAGCACCACCAACCACCACCACCACCCCCGCCCATAGTCTCGCCGGACCGGTGGCATGCGGGGCGGGGTGAGGGTTACCCCCTCCCTGCGGGGGTTTGCCCAGCCCCCCCGCGTGCCACCACTGATTATCGGTGTGGTTGTGTTGTGTTTTTGTGTTTTTGCTGGTGGTGGGGTGTTTTTGGGTTGTTGTGTTTCGACTGGGGGTGGTTGTTTTGGTGGCTGGTTGGGTCGAATGTTTGGGTGTTGTGTGTGTGTTTGTTGTGTGTGTTGTGGGGTGTGTTTGTGTGGTCTGCCGGGGTGGGTTTGTTTGGCTGTGGGTTTGTGGCAGTTTGGGTGGCTTGTGGTTTTTGGTTGGGGGTGACACTTATGACACTTGTGACACTTGTGGCGGGTGTGTCGGGGCGGCGGGTGTGTTTGGGCGGTGGCATCCCTTGGGTCCCTCCGCTAGTTGAGGCCAGTCTGCCTTGAACTAGCTTTGTCCTGGACTGTTCTACCCCTGCTGACTCTTGTCTTTTGGTGCAGGGGGTTGAAGCCCCTCTGACGGGCGAGCCTCTCGCGGGTTAGGCGGGAAACACCAGAAAATCGGTGTTGGTTTTACTATAGCAGGTGGTGGCGGCGTTAGGTTCTTGTGTTTGGCGGGTTTTTGGTGTAGTGTTGTGGTTCTACGAGTAAGGGAGATTGGTTGTGAGGTTCTTTAGTTTCGGTGGAGGTGTCCAATCGACGGCTGTTTTGGCGTTGCAAGCGTTGGGCCGGTTACCTGATCCGTATGACGCGTTCCTGTTTGCGAACGTTGGCGACGATAGTGAAGACCCATTGACTATCGAATATTTCCATGAGTACCATAAACCGTTTGCGAAGAAGCACGGTATTGAACTACATGAGCTTCACAACACTTTGCGCGGGAAACCGATTACTTTAGTGGAGGACATTTTGCGTCCGACACGTTCGATCATTATCCCTATGTATGTGGGGACGGCTCCTGGGCGGAGAAAATGCACGGGCGATTACAAAATAAAGGTTGTGCATCGTTGGCATCGTAAACTCGGTTCGACGAGCGAGAACCCGGCGACAGTTGGTTTGGGTATTAGTGTTGATGAGATTCAGAGGGCGAGAACAGACAGCGGGTTTGACGATCAGTTGTTGGATTACCCTTTGTTGGATTTGGGGATGCACCGCAGGGATTGTTTCGATGTGATAGAGGAGGTGGGGTTGCCTAAGCCTCCTCGTTCGGCTTGCTTTTTTTGTCCGTTTCATTCGATGGAGTCGTGGCGGGAGTTGAAAAATGAGAGGCCAGCGTTGTTTGCGAAAGCCGTTGAGATCGAGGAAGCGATGGGTGATCGTTGCGATGAACTGGGGAAAGGGTACAAAATGTGGATGACGAAGTTTGGTGCGCCGTTGGACAGGGTGGTTGATGACCAGATGGCTCTTGATTTGGAGGGGCCGGAGGGCTGCGATTCGGGGAGTTGTTTTACATAATGTTTCGTAAGCAAAACACGATGAGCCACGAATGCTCCTGCGGAGAAACCATCCTCATCATCGTCGGCAACGGCAAACCCGGTGTAACACAAACCCTCCACCCCGGCCCCGTTGAAGAAAACTGGACAGCGATAACAAGCCATTCCTTAGGGTCGTGTGAAACTTTGGTGGAGGAGTCTGGTGGTTAAGCAGGCGGGGTATCCTCGGCTGGCGGTGTGTCGTTGCGGTGAACGTATTGTTCCGACAATGGGTACTCCGGGTGCTTGTTGGGAGCATGAGGTTACGAGTTTCGGGGGTTGCGCTGATGGTGGGCAGCCTTCAGCGGTTAAGGTATTGGATCGGGGCATGGTTCCTCGTCGTAAACGTAGGAAGACTAAATAGTGGTTTCAGGTAGAGCGATACCGGCGGAAACGTGGATCAAGTTTCAGGAACTCCGCGACGGCGGTGCGACCCGTTACGCGGCGGCGAAACGATTGAATGTTTCTCAACGCGCTGCTAAAGATTTCGAAGACGGTACCGGTAGTGTTATTGGGAAGCAAGCGAAAGCTGCTTTTGAGGAACTAAAAAAACCTGCGGTTGTTCCGTACGACGAGTTGATTCCTGAGGCGAAAGAAGCGTACGACGATATTGAAGTTTTTGCTCGCCGCTATTTTGGTTTGATACTCATGCCGTGGCAGGTTGAAGCCACGGGACGCATCATGGAGTTAATGAACTCTCCGCAAGAAGAATACGTTGTTATCAACGCTCCCCCTGGTTCAGGCAAGTCAACGTTTTTTACTCGGATACTTCCGGCGTGGGCTACGGTTCGCGACCGGACGTTGCGTGGAATGGTTGGTTCGCATACAGCCCGGTTGGGTGAATGGTATACGCGTCGCCTGAAAAACGAGTTTGAACGTACCATCCCTGTTAAGGCTGAGGCTAAGGATATGAAACTTGGTTTAGCAGTGGATGCTGAAGCAGTTTTGTTGGAGGATTTTGGCCGGTTTAAGCCTGAGATTAAAGAGGTGTGGCGTGGCGACCAGTTTACTGTTGCCCAGGAGGGCGATATGCCTGTGTCTGAGAAGGAACCTACTTGGACGGCGTTTGGTGTGGACTCGGGGTTTTTGGGTGGCCGTTTCGATTTGGTGATTTGGGACGATTTGTATGATCCTCGTAAGATGCGTACCGCTGATGCTCGCGAACAGTTGAAGCAATGGTGGGATGAGGTGGCGGAGACTCGGTTGGAGCCGGGCGGCCTTCTGGTGTTGCAGGGGCAACGTATGTCTTCGGACGATATTTACCGGTATGCGTTGGATAAGGAAGCAATCATGGATGACGATGATGACTTCGATGAGGAAATACCGGAGTCTTTGCAGCTCGGTGGGAAACGGTATCACCATATTTTGTATAAAGCGCATTACGAAGATTTGTGCGAGAAGAATCATAAGATGGCTTCTGATCCGTGGCCTGATGGGTGCTTGTTGTATCCGCGTCGTTTGAACTGGCGTAAGTTAACGCATATTCAGCAGTCTACTCCTGATCGTTACGCTATTTTGTATCAGCAGGAGGATGCTGATCCTGCTTCTGTTCTTGTGGACCCTTTGTGGATTTCGGGTGGGAAGGGTGCCGATGGGGTGGAGTACATGGGGTGCTGGGATGCTGACCGTGATTTGTGGGAGTTGCCTGCGAACTTGCCGGGTGATGTGATTATTTGCGCTACGGCTGATCCGTCGCCTTCTAAGTATTGGGCTTTGCAGGTTTGGGCGTATGTGCCGGAGTCGGGGTTCCGTTATTTGTTGGAGTCGTATCGTCAGAAAATGGATGCGCCAACATTTTTGGATTGGAACCATTCGGAGGGTACGTTTACTGGCATCGCTGAGGAGTGGCAGCGTCGGTCGATGGACATGGGGCATCCGATCCAGTATTGGATTGTTGAGGCGAATGCGGCGCAAAAGTTTATTATGCAGTACGATCATTTTCAACGCTGGTCTGCTACGAGGGGTGTCCATTTGATCCCTCATTACACGCATTCTCGCAACAAGGGTGACCCTGATTATGGTGTTCAGATGCTCGCTGGGTTGTATAAACATGGTTTGGTGCGTCTTCCGGGGCGGCAAAGAACTGAGGCTCGCCCACATGCGCTACTATTAATCAACGAAGTAACTAAGTGGACTCCTGACGGGACTGGTTCCCGTACGGACGACTGTGTTATGGCGCAATGGTTTTTAGAACATAATCTTCCGAACATTAGTTTGCCTAAGGGGGATGCGACTCCGATGTGGAGGCCGTCTTGGATAAGAAAAAAGGTTGGTTAAGTGAAGGCCGCTGAGAAGATTTTAGAACTGCTCCGTGAACGGGAGTCTAGTCAGGGTCCAGCAATGGATCGGATGCGTCGTGTGCGTTCAGCGTATGACGGTGAGATTGTTGTTCCGTTGCCGGAGTTGGACGAGTATGAGTCTGCTGCTGTAGCGAACTTGGTGTCGCAGGGTTTGGATCAAACTGCGATGCGTATTTCTTCGACGATGCCGGACATTGTTTGTCCTCCGTCGAACCCTGAGTCTAAAGCGTCGGAAAAGAATGC